CTGATAAACACCTATTTCGTATCTCCAAGCAAATTGAAATTCTTTTTTTACTATTAAGTCCGGTAAGGTGTCTAATTTATTGTTGTAATCTTTTATTATAACTTTCATACTTTAAAACTTTTATATATTATACTAAATAAAAATCAAAGATAAATAAAAAAAAATACACTTGAATGGCTACAACAGCTTCGAATTGGAAAATATTTAAATCATTAGATTATTCTGTACAGTTAATGCTAAAGCAAACGATAGGATATCTGTCTACTAAATTTAATCAAAGTTTACAAGTATTTACAGCAGCTAGTCCATTTGGACAACTTTTATTAGTTTTAGAAAACCTTAGTCAAATGATTTTCTACTATATAGAAGACTCTATAACTGAATTAAGCATGGAAGAAGCCACCAGAGTGTCTTCAATATATTCATTATCTACTTTAGCTGGTCATAGTCCAAGTAGAGCAATATCAGCTGGTGGTCAAATAGCTTTATCAACTACATCAAATTCAGCAACGGCTGATTTTGATACTATATTAATTCCAAACTTAACAAAATTAAAATCTAAAAATAATGGGTTAAATTATGTGATAAGCTTATCACAAGATGATATAAAATTTTCAATGAAAGGAAGCACTAACGGAACCTCTATGAAAATACTTCAAGGAAACATAGAAACACAGACCCTAGTGGCTAAAGGAGTAGAGATTGAAAGTTTTTCTATAAATTCAGCTCAAAACTTTTTAGTTGATAATTATTTAGTTGAAGTCTATGTCAATGGAGAAAAATGGAAACGATTTAATTCAATATTAGACATACCCAGAGGTGAAAAGGGTTACATTATAAAAACTGGAATCACAACAGGAGTTGATGTATTCTTTGGAAATGATTTTTTTGGAAAAGTACCAGTTGAAGGATCGGAGATAAAGGTTCAGTATTTAGTAAATAGCGGTGCTTCTGGAAACATTACAACCGAACAGGTTTCACAAGTCTTGTTTGAATGGGCCGATACTGGTTTTACTTTAACTGGAAAAGAAATAGATTTAAATGAATACGTTAAAATAGATACATTACATTCTCCACAATTTGGAGCTAACCCAGAGGATTCAGAATTGACTCGATTACTTGCTCCAAAACAATCTAAAAGTTTTGCTTTAGTTAACATAGATCATTACATAGCTGTTTTAACTAGGCTTAAGATATTTTCTATCATAAATGTTTTTTTAGATGAAAATGACAATAGAATGTTGAATTTATTTTTAGTTCCGGATATTAATAATCTATTTAATACAGGTCAAGATTATTTTAATGTAGATCCTTCTAAGTTTAAGTTAACTGAATTTAGAAAAAATGAAATATTGAGATATCTAAATATGACAGGTTCAAAGCTAATTTCAACAGACACTAAAATAGTAGACCCTACTATTACAAAATATGTAATTAATATAAATACAATCGTTTTCGATGATGTAGCCACTGAAGTAATAAAGAGAGACATATATAATAATCTAGGAAATTATTTTATATCTAACAAGAGACGAACTAGAATACCTAAAAGTGACTTAATAAAAATATTAGAGGAAGTAAATGGAATAGATTCAGTAAATGTTAATGTAGTGTCTGAAAATAATGAAATAGCAGTTATAGAAGACCCTAACTCTCAACTAGTTGGATTAGATGAATTTAATGATATAATAATAAAAGATTATGAGCTTCCTATTATACAAGGAGGGTTTAAAGACAGATATGGAAATGAATATTCACAAGGTATTTCTGAACAAGCGTTAGGCTCAGTAAATATACAAATTAAAAAAATAGTGCCTAGGCCATTTGATAACTAATGACTAAAGATAGTATATATAGAGCAGCTTATAATAGAAGAAAAAAGCTAATTAACACAGGATACCAGTACAAGGAAAATATTCTTAAAAAGACTATATCTAAGCAAATGTATGGAGTAAATGAAACATTAGACACATTTTTGAAAAATGTTAATGAAATAGTTTACGAAAACATAGAAGCAGTAAAAACAATTAAGGTTTTTGCTAATCCAGCTTTAGACAAGTATGAAAGAGATATAAAATAAAGTATTAAAATTTAAATATGCTTAAAGATAAAGATAATAGAAAGGCTTTAAAAAGCGAGATAGAAAGTCTATTAAGTGGAATAAATCACGATGAACATAATGAATTAAATGTAGATTCAGAATTACATGAAGAAACTAAACCCGAAAGTCCTTATGATTTCGATGAAATGACACGTGAGTTTAATAAAAAAGCTAAAGATATAACCGATTCATTATTTGAATATTATGTAGAATTAGGTATTTTAGAAGAAAACAATTATATAAAATTAAAAAAAGAAATGGACACAGTTAATATGTCTAATATTTTTTTTCAAATAAAAACTTTAAAAATTACCATAACTAAAATAATGGAGGAGATAACAACAGGTAATACTGCTCCTAGGTTAATGGAAGTATTCGGACAATTACAAGATAAATTAAAAACACTTGTTCAAACTCAAGCTAATCATATGTTATTTTTAGAAGAAACTTATAAAAATATAAACAATGATGATCCTAAGAACGGAAATAACACTTTAAATAATTCAAATCAAGAAGGGGAGTTTTTCATATCGGTTGGAACAAAAACAATGGTAGAAAGTTTACCTGAAAATTCTCAAGAATATGAAATAGATGATAGTCTAATAAACCCGTCTAATAAAACTGAATTAATGAAAGAAAACAACATAAAAATAGAAGAAGACGATACGGATTCTGATTTTATAGACGTCACTGAAATAATTTAAAGCCTATGCAAAACCCGTTGTCAAAAGGAGGAGGATTCACGTCTTTAAAATTATCTAGTCTTAATTCAGGTGATGGAAATAACCACGTATGGAATTCTGAAAAAGTAAATAGTATTATTCATAAAGTTTCTCAAGAAGGATTAGATATTCGTGGAATGCAAAATACTCCATTTAAAGAAAATGATATCTTACTAAAAAGAGCAAATTTACCATTCGAATACACAAAAGAGGAATGGGAAGAAATGCAAAAGTGTAAATCAGACCCGATGTACTTTTCTCAAAAATTTGCATTTATAAGAACTCCAAAAGGGGACATGGCAGTTGAAGAAGCCGGTGGTTTACGAGATTTTCAAGAGCAATTAGTCAAAAATATGCATAACAATAAGTTTAACATATTAATGGCCAGTAGACAAATAGGTAAAACAGTTACTACAGCAATATACATAGTATGGTTTCTGTTATTTAATAAAGAAAAGAATGTACTGATGGTTGCCGATAACATGACAACTACTAAAGAAATAATGGAGAAACTAAGAATAGTTTTAGACAACCTACCCTTCTTTATGAAACCTGGTATCGTAAAAATAAACGAATCATCTATTAGACTCGATAATGATTGTAGATTAGTACTTAGAACAACTACTAAAAAATCAGGTATTGGTATGACAGTAAACTTTCTATATATTGATGAATTTGCACATATATCTGAATCAAACTTAGATAAGTTTTATAGAGCCATTCTACCTACTATTACAGAAGACCCGTATGCTAAAGTTGTTATAACATCGACACCGAATGGTAGAAATAAATTTTGGGATATATGGTCAGACGCGGTTGATAGGGAAAACGACTATAGCCCAATGAGAGTAGACTGGTGGCAAGTGCCAGGAAGAGATGAAGAGTGGAAGAAAAAAACAATAGCTAACATGGGATCTGAAACAGATTTCAATCAAGAATATGGCCTACAATTCTTTTCATCAGATCAGTTACTATTATCGTCTAATGATCTTCAAAAATTAGAAACCTTTCAATCAGTATACGTAAATACTAATTTAGATTTAGAAGAAGAAGACTTTTATATAAACAACTTTTTAAGTTTTCATAAAAAATATAAAGACTATAATCTCAATGATTTTAAAAACGATCCTTCGTATTACGTTTTTTCGATAGATACAGCAGACGGTGTAGATCAAGATTACTCAGTTTTAAACATATTTAAAACAGTTGCTCTTCCTATAAAAGACTTAATAAAAAATAAAAATAATATTAAAAGTGAAATTGACTCAATATCAATGGTTCAAGTAGGAAAATTTAAATCTAACACTTTAAATATTAACGATTTCGCAATAGCATGTGAAAAAATAATATATGACATATTTAATCCTGAAAAAGTAAGAATAGTTTTAGAGTTAAATCATAAAGGAGAGATACTACATAATAGATTTGCATTGAACGAACAATACTGGTGGGGTCAGATGGTTCACACTAAGCATACTGAACTATCTAAAAATATAAAAGCAGGCGTTAGACTTGGACCTACTAATAAATTAAAGTATTGTGAAAAATTTAGATATTATGTTTCAATAAACAAAATATTAATTACATGTTACGAAACTTATTTAGAGCTATCTTCCTTTGGAAGATCTAAAGGCGGTTCATATAGGTGCCAAAGTGGAAATGATGACTTAGCTATGACTTGTGTAAATACTTCTCCTTTATTTGATTCTCCACAATTTTGGGAAATAGGAGGAGAAGTGTACGAAAATACTTCAAACGAATACAAAGA